TGTGACATTACCAGTTACAGCACCTGTGTGTGTTCCTGTGGTGTTACCTGTAACTGCGCCTGTCAATGGGCCAGTAAAGCCTACAGTAGCCGTTACGTTAGTTCCTGTGATTGCTTGGGCAGATGAACCACCAATTACAGCACCATTGATTGTTCCACCAGTAATCGAAACTGAAGACGATGTGAGTGGGCCTGACACACCAGCAGTAGCCGTTAAAGTGCCTGTCAGAGTGGATGTGCCAGTAACCGATAAGTTACCGCCTACAGTTACGTTGTCGCCAGCAGAACCATCTTGAAAGTTTTTCAACTGAGCCATCAATGTACGGATAGCATTGTTGACCAAAGATGGGGCCATACCCTCCGCTAAGTTAATACTGTTAATGTCAGTATTGTTATTAGCGGTACTGCTGTATTCTGAAATCTTGGTCTTTGCCATGTTAGTCCTTAGTTGGAGTTACCCACACCATTTATGTCAATTCGATATGGTTTTTCAGTTAAACCAAATGTAGCCCCATATCCTAGCTGAAGTGCTTTGCGTTGTAATTCTTTACTCAAAGGCTCTACTGTTGTAGTCGTTGCTTTTTTCATCAATGAAGCAGCCAGTTTAGGGTCTAGCATTGCATTAACCAACAACTCACGGATAGCGTCATCTGTGCCGTTATAAAGCCAGTTCATTGGTGCAGATACCTTCTGTAAAGCAGGAGGAACATCACCAAACATTTGCTTACCAATCATTCCGCCAATAACATTAGCGGTACTCATGTTTTTAAATGTATCTGAGCCAGCTACCTTAGTTGCTCTTGGTAATACACCACTATCTAAGTCTTCAGCGACACGCTTTAACACCGCAAGTTGCGTAGAAGAAAGGTTTGTTTCTTTTTCAGCAGCACGAATAGCACGAGTAAATGCAGGTTGCGAAATCAAATAATCATTAACCCTTGATGGGTCAGGCGTAGTAGAAAGAACCTTACCTTTAAACTGTTGTGCAGCTTCAAGACGCTCAATGCCCTTACTAGAAGCAGCATACTTAGACAAATAATCTTTGTAGCCAGTAGCACCAGCTTCGATAGCATCATCTACCGAACGGATAACAGATTCAAGTTGTGGTTTAGCAGCTTTAAATGCGCCAGCAGTAGGGCCACCACCTTCAGATTTATCAAGTAATCCTTGCGCTTTTGCTCTTAAATCTTTACGAATTTCATACAGTTCAGCAGGTGTAGTTGCACGAGCAATATCGTCTTTAGCGTCTTTCATAACAGACATAACAGTTTGACGCTTGCCTACTGGTGAAGCAAGAATATCATCAATAGTCTTATTTACTGTTAAAGCAATTCCAGACTGAAATATCTCTGGTGTAACAGTTGAATTAGCAAATGCGTTTTCACGCAATGGGTCTGCTACTTCGTCACGTTTTTTATATGCTGCTTTTAAAACATCGTCATCTTTAGCAAGACGATTTAAGATAGCCATCTGCGCTTGATTAGCTTCTAATGCTTGAGTAGCAAATCTACCCTTAGTTACATCCAAGCCTTTAATTGCAGTCTCAGCGTTAATCAATCCAATGTCACGAGTCGCTTGTGCGGTTGTAGGTGTATAACCACTAATCTTAGGAACATAAGTCGCACCAGACTTTATTGCTTGTTCAGCATCAGATGCCAAGTTACGCAATACATTGCCTGTAATAACTTCACGCCCTGCTTCAGTAAATGGGCGCACAATCTCTCTAGTTGTACGAGCAAGAACAGGGGCAGAACCAACCATGCCACCTGCTGTAGTAGCACCCGCCAAAGCACCTAATGTTTGACCAACAGGGCCAACATCACTCTCACGAGCAGCACCAGATGCCAATGCACCTGCCGTAGCAGCAGCACCTTGAGTCTCTAAACTCTTGGTAAAGAAATCTTGCGCTGGTACTGGCAAATACTTAGCAACAGAAGCAGGGGCAGCAACGCCAAACCCTGCACTTGTTACATCTTGAACAATGCGCTCTTGTGGTGTTTGTGGAGTAGGAACGCCAATTCGAGTCATTAAATCTTGCAGACCTTGACTACTAGGCTTCATAACTTGGCGACCTGCCAAAATGTTAATCAATCCTGTTAGCGCATCAGCACCAATTGTAGGAATTGACAAAGCACCAGTTAATGCTGCCCTACCTGTCAATCCTAATTGTCTACCAAGGTCTTTAGCACTACCAATTTGCATTTGCTCTGGACGAGGATAGCTAGTAATTTCCTTAATAGCTTCTTCTCTTGTCATCTTCTTAGCAGGTGCGCTAGGTGCTACTTCATTCTTTGATTGCTCAAGTGCATACTGATATGCCTGTGCATCAGTCAATTCTTTGTCAGAAATGACTTCGTATGTTCCTTTGCCCTCAATCGTTACTTCATAGGTTGCCATAATCAACCTTTCTTTTTAACAGTCACGCCAGATGGCAATGTCTCAGGAACTCTTAAAGTGTCATAAGGGTTAATAATTGCTTCTGGCTTACCACCAAGTTCAGTATTTAAACCACGATAAACATTGATTGTCGGCTCAAGTGCTTTCTTTCTTTCGCTAACAATGCCATCAACAATTAACTTCAAGTCTTCTCGTTCTTTAGGTGTAAATGTTCCACCCTTTTGCAGTTTTTGTGCAGCCAGTTGAATATTTGTTGGGATAGACCTATTACCAATAATGGTGTTTACGTCACCTTGCTGAACAGCACCTGTCTGGTCATACACTTTTGCAATGTTGTAAATCAATGCGCCATCAGCACTTGTATTTCCTGATTTTGCTTTTCCATAAGCATCATAGAAAGCAGATGCACGACCAGCGACAGTAGTGTCACCAGTATCTTTTAAAGTGCTTTGCCATTGATTAACTGTCGCAAGCTGTTGTTTATTAACTGCTGTCTTGTCATTCAAATCAATAGCAACTTTAGGTGCTTTACCTGCGTCTTTTCTGTCAATGTAAGCCTTGACTAATGCTCTTTCAGTCATGGTCATTTCATTAACTGGAGTCATGATTCCAAGAACTTGTCTTGCTTCTTTTACATCTCCAGCAATGTCTTCTTTTTCTTTCTTTGGTGCGCCTGTAGCTACAGCCATTGGCTTACCATCAGCACCAATTTCATAACGAATTTGACCTTCTCCAAGCGTATAACCTTCTGGGCGCATTGCTTTCTGAGAAGCAACCAACTCAGCTAAAGTCTTACGCCCTTCAGCAGAACCCATAAGTTGTGGCGCAGCACGAGCCAAATCAAAGCCACCAGCAGTCATGCCTTCGCCTACTCGCTGACCCATTATGTCCTCACCATAAATCTCTTGAGGCTTGGTTACAGCACCTTGGATAACACCTTGAATACGTTGTTGTTCAGCTAATGCTTGTTGCTCTAATTTACGCTTACGAATCATGTCAGCCAACTGGACATTCTGTAACTGGCTTTGCAATGTGTCTTGCATACCGCCTTTGTAGGCTTGCTGACCACGTTGTAATCCTTCAACAATAGACTGACCTGTGTTTCCACCTTGGAATAAACGCCCTGCTAGGGCATACAAGGCTTGTGCTTGTGCGTCTTCACGATTACGAGCAATGTCAGCTTGTGACATACCCAACAGACCCATTGTGTCTGCACCGCTAGTCCCAAAAATGTCTAATAGTCCAGCCATGTTCAATCCCACCAGTTAGTGCCAAGAGCAGGGTAATTAGTATCAATAGTTCCCATGTTTGTGTTTGTTGGTGAAGAACCAAATGGGTTTAACCAACTTAGGTTAGGAGAACCTAGATTCTTGTAAATAGCAGCACCAGTAGCAGCAGTACCCAATACCTTTTGCAAGGTAGAAGTATCAGCAGAGCCAGACGCAGTAGATGTTCCTACTCGTCCTAGTGGGTTGCCATATACCAATGACATATAGTTCTGTAAGTTCTGCTGTGGCTGGTTTTGCAAGAAGTTAAAACGCTGAATGTCAGCACCTAACTGTTGACCTTGGTAACCTTCACGCAACTGACCAGCTTGTAGCAACTGGTTAATGTCTTGGTAATCAGCTTGAGCCAACTGAGGGGCTGCACCGATAGCTTGTTGCTGACGTTGACGCTCTGCCTCGTAGTTCTGGTAAGCCAGTTGACCTGCTGTGTTAGTCAATGCTTGAGCATACTGACCAGATGCCCTATCTTGTAGGTTACCCATAACACCAGAACCATAACGCCCTGCTAGGCTTGCTTTAGAGCCAATGTCGCCTAGTGTTTGTTGATACTGTTGTTGTGCAGCTTGTGCAGCAGGGGCAAATGCACCTTGAAAGAAAGGGTTTCCACCTAGATAAGCACCACCCAAAGTTCCCTGTAATTGCTGTTGAGCAAGTCCAGTTAAAGGACTACCTGCCAAAGCACGAGTCTCCATTGCTTGAAGACCAGCTTGTGTGGTTTGGGATGGTGCTACAAAGGTTTCGCCTGTGTAGTATTGTGGGCCACCGCCCTGATACAGACCAGATGCCTGTTGCAGACCATACGTCAGGTATGGTGCTATTTCTGGTGCGACTGTGGATGTGGTAGTAGTAGCCATCTTTTACTCCTAGAGTTTCGGATTCCAAGATGGGTCATCCACGGAATCCATTATACATAAATTATTAAAATCAACCAATAATTGCATACCGATATGTCTTATTTGCAGTTGAATTGGCAAAGTGGGTAATCGTAGCCGTTCCCTGTCCTTGGGAACTGGCATAGATATTTGTCGAGGCAGCGAGTGACACTAAGTTAACAGTCGCTATCACAGAGGGCGTAGCTGGTCTAGTAGGGCTTGTTCCAGCAACATAATGCTCAATTATTACACCAGTATCTGACGCTCTCCACATCAATTGGATATAGTCATTGGCTGCCAAATTTACATAAAAGTTCATTGCACCAATTAAGTGGTATGGGTCACCAGATGCTTTTCTCTGGGCTAAACCAAACCTACTATTTGAGCCAGTTATATCTGTGCCATTCTTTCTAAACCAAATATCAGCATCTTGTGAGTCATTGGTAGTATTTTTTAGCTGAATACTAAACTGTATGTTATACAACCCTGCTGCTTTTACATTTAACCTAGAACTATTTGATAAAGTAACCCCATTAGAGAAGTCTGTTGTATCAAAAGTAATAGGATAGGCAGTCGTTGTATTAGCTACAGTCTGGTCTGTTCCGTCTTGAAAAGCCCCATAAGGCGCAGAATCAGCAAAAGCAGCAGCAGAAGCAGGGACAAACAGGATAACGCTATCTGGGCCTATCCTTCTGTCTGTCAAAGTGGTAGTTAAAGCACCACCTGTTGCCAGAGTCAAAGTGCCTGTGTTATTGGTCTTTCCGTCCATGATGCCACGGACAACTTCAGCCACAGCCCTCTGGTCACCACCAAACGCAGGTAGGCTTCTAAACATTAGCGCACACCCTGACCAGTTACATCCACATCAATAGCCACCGCATTAGTCCAGTTGCCAGTAGGAGTTAACTGAAGCCTGTGGTATCTGCCAGAACTACGCAAAGAAACTCTGTTCTCTGAGTCGGCAGCTACTGGAGTCCCAAAGGTAACATCTTGGCTTAACAGTTGCCTAGAAGCTACAGCAATGGTTGCTGAACCGCTATCCACCTGTGGACGAGCCAAAGTAACTACTGATTGACCGCCTAAGTCAATGTCACCAGTAGCAATCTGTCCAACTGCACTAGAGCCTGTGTAGGTGTAAACCTTTGCGCCTAGCGTACCGCCAAGGAAGTATTTACCGCCAACATAAAGACGTGAATCAAGGCTTGTTGTCAATGCGTCAATAGATGCGTTAATACTATCGAGTTGCTCAAGTGTTACAGCAGTTGAGGATGCCTCAGATAAGTAATCTGTTCCAGCATCTGCATAAGTCCACTTCTTTGTAGCAAAGTTGTAAATGATTAGTTTACGATTTCCATCTGTAGCTACATAGTTCCAAATCACCAACTTACGAATTGGGTCAACAGCAGAAGACATTGAGTTGTAGTCAGATTCTGATGCGTCATCAATAAAGAATCGGTCAACTTTCTCACTACCAATTGGAATGACTTGCTGACCATCACACATATAAAAACCATCGTCCGATAGGAAGAATGTAATTCCTTGGTACTGAGCAATAGAGCCAGCAATCATGCAGCCCTTATTACGAGAGATATTGTCAAACTGGAATATGAACGGAGTCCCCACATAGGTCATTCGGCTAATGGCTCTTTCTAAGAACACCAAGCCAAACTCACCACCACGGATTCCGACAATCTGTCCACCATCAGGAATGTCCTGATAATCAGACTGAGTGTTTACATCCTCTACCCAATCAGTTTCGTTATTGATAGCTGACCATCTAACACGATACTGCTGTTGCGTTGTCTCAAACGTATTAGCGCAAACCACAAAGTCACGCACAACAGTAATGTACTTAGCTATCGGTGCAGATGCAGATAAATTAGCAAAAGACGTAGATGTTCCTAGCGTCCATGCTTGCAAAACATCAGCGTTATTAGTCGTAATAACTGTTTTACCAAACTGAGTAAAGCGAACCTTATCTGTAATGCCTGTGGTCATTCCTGACTTTACTTGAGTCAATGCGCCTACACCACTTACTGTATAAATCCTAGATGCGCCAGAAGTAAACAACTGCGTTGTAGAGTCTGGATTCTTGGCAGCGTACAAAGAAACTAAGTCTTCGGCAGCAGAAGCAGAAAAAGATACAGCAGTAGGAAATGGGCCATAACCCACGGCTTGAGAAACCACATTCTTAGCGTTAGTCAATGCGCCAGTAATACCTGATTGGTCAGGCATCCACTCACCTAGTTGTATTCTTTGTGTAGGCATATCAGATGTATGTAGTTTGCATTGCCAAAGGAACGCCAGAGAATTGACCCTTCTCATCAGAACGAGTCAAAGAACCCATAGCCCTGTCAAACATAGTTCCCCATGTATTGATTCGAGCATCGTTCATCAAATAAGGCTCGGCTTCAATCAAAGCACCATAC